CGTTCCGGGTCGAGAGGCGCGTTCGCACGTTTGCGGCCGTCAGGACGGAATCGCTTTCGCCCGTGTTCAAGACCCACTCCTCGCCGGTCGTGCCCACAACCAGGTTGCGCCCAAAGCTCGTCATCCACTCAATTTGGTTTGTCTCCGTGCTCGAAATCGTCTTGTCGATGCCGTCCGAGTCCTGCGCGCCGGTCAGGAAATTGTAGAAATCGTCGATCCTGCTGCCCCAAAGGCGGGAGCTATCGCCATCGACTCCACCGAACCACAGCCGGGAATCGTGGAAAGCCACAGAGCGCGGGAACACGGCCCGGAAAGCGCCGCGATACCAGTTCCGAGTTGGCAGGCATAGAAGCTCGCAGGGCGCAAAGCTCGATTCAGGATGCGAAAACGTGGCCGTGACTTCGGTCGTGGACGTATAGCCCGTGATTTTGAAAAGGCCTGTGATAGCACCTTGCACGCACTCGATGAAAAAGCCCTGATCCGGCGTGACGCTTGCGCTGCTGCCGTTTTCCCAGCGGATGCGATACCATGCTCCAATGGACGGCCCGTCGTAGGTTGCCGAGATATTGCCGTCCGTGACTTTCTTGAAACCCCAATGCCGGACGCGGGAGTAATTCACGCGGTCGGTGGACGTTTCGAGATACAGTTCGCCCAAAGCGACGCCGGTTTGATAGCTTCCATACGCACCCGGAGCCGCCAGCGTCGAGCGCATCAAGACGCTACCCATTGCAAAGATGGGTTCGCCTACGTGAATGTCGCTCACGCCGTGATAGCTCGAAAGGAACATAGAGCGTTTAGAGCTTCCGATGTCGAGGCGCATGAACGTGTCGACATCCGTAGAGGCAAAGATGCCCGATGAGCTAAAGAGCCGAAGCCCGGAATCACCGAGCGCGACCCAGTAAGTCGCCCAACTGGCATGAACGGCAGGCCGATAGTTAGCCAAGTAACCGCCTGCATGCGCGGCAATGCAGGCATAACGCACGCCTGCGGCATCGACAATATCGCCCGTCACGTAGGCGTCATCACGCACCCAAGGCCCGCGAGGCGTCGCAACCTTCCAACGGTTTGCCGCTAGATCGGTCGCAAACGTGCCGGAGGTGTGAGCCGTTGCGCAATAGTAGAGAACGCCGCTTTGGAGTCGGCATTGCCCGACCGTGTAGGCCGTCGAGGTCGCCCAGTTGGCAACATTCGGCTGAACCGTGATCGTCGTCGTGGAGTCGTTCACATCGCCCATGGGCGGGAAATCAAACGGGAACACTTCGAGCGTCCAAGAGGTTTCCGAGTTCCGCGTGAGGCGTCGAGGAGCATGCGACGGATGCGTGAAGAACATCACATCGTTAATCTGGCAAAACTGCACGGCAAAAATCTGCGCAGCCGTCCAGGGCGTCGCCACTTCAACGGGCGTTCCGCTTGTGATTTGCGTCATCGCGCTGCCGCCCTTCCAAAAGCGCATATATTGGTCGCCGAGTTCGAGCACGTAGTTTGTCGAGGTCGAACGCTTGAATGGAATCAGGCGCGTTGCCGAGCCTGCCGTTTTGACCGCTCCGCCGTATTGCGTGCCCGGACGCTTGAACGCTCCGCCGTAGGGTCGCACAACAAAGTTTTCGAGCGTGCGGCACCCGTTGCGGTAAATGGCCGCATCCGCGCGACAATCGAGCAGCGGACTTAATTCGCCACCGTTGAAGCTGGAAAGGAAGGTTCGAGACGAAATGCTCATGCGAGGCCGGAGAATCGTGAAGCGTGAAGGTCTGACTGCGTGTGCTGCATTGCCTGCGTGCGGCCCCGGCCTTCGCGAGCATCGCGGCCACGGGCATTCGGGAGCATAAGGCGTTCGTAGGTCTGGCGAAGCTCGCCCGACCTGCCCGCAGGCCCGCTAAGGTCTTGCGCGATGTAGGAGGCAAGAAGCGTGGAAAAAGCCGTGATGAACTCGGCCGGGTAGTCCGTCGTCGTCGTGTTCAAAAACGTATAGACCAGATAAACCGTGTCGAGGTTGCAGAGAATCAAACCATCCTCCACGCGGAACGGTTCGCCCGTATTCTCCTCGTCATCCGAGGCATCCGGGTCATCGAGAATCTTGCGAGCCTTCACGCAATCGGACGGCACGGAATGCTGGAAGCTCCACGAAAAGGGCGGCACTTTGACAAACTCGCCCGTGCCGGATGTATGCGAGCCGCTGAAAACCGAGCCGTCGAGGTCGAAGTTGTCCGCGTCGATCCGCGTCACATACCAGAGCGCATTCGCCGAGGTCACGCCTTGAACCTTGCGCAGTTCGGAGCGATCGCCGGTCACTAGCCCGTGTGTGGCCTTGGTGACGCGAATAAGGCCACTGCCGTTGTTTGCCAGCGCGACACCACTAAGGGCCGTCCAAGTCGTCGTGAGCCTCGCGCGTTTGGCGGCGAAGTTCCACGGCTGCGCGGAAAGGGCTTCCTTCAAGGCTACGTCGTAGAACTTCCGCACGCTCACGGCCTGCGCGGTCGTGTCGGTCGTTACGTCGGTAAGGCTCTTGCCCCCGATGAGGCCAAGAGCAAGGTTTGCAATTTCGGTTTGAGTCATGGAGTGCGAAAGGAAAAAGCCCGCCCCCTGCTGAGAACAGGAGGCGGGCCGCAACCACCGCGCAGGCGGGATGAGCGTCCGCCGCGAGGAATTAGCCGAGGGTATAGGCGAGGTGCCAAGTCTGCGTGTGAGCCGCGAAGCTCGTCACAGTCGTAGGCGTGAAGGTCAGCCAGCTTGCGCCCGTCTGAGTGAACGGAGTCAAGAAGGCCGCGCCTTTGGTGCCTGCTTCCGAGAACTCTTTGCGACCGGCAGCATTGCCGAGCGCAAGAGCAGCACCATAGCGGTCAGTGTCGGCCTCGTCGCCGATGTTGCCCGTCAGAGCGTCGCCGGGGTCGCCGTAGTCCACCGAACACAGGTTCGGCAGCAAGCGGGCGCCCGCAGGCAGCTTGAAGAGGTAGAGCACATCCGAGGTCGTCAGTGCCGTAAGGGCAACCGTAACGTCGATGTGCTGAACCGTGCCGCCGTTTTGGCGAACGTTCGGGGAAGCGGATTGATCCGTGAGCGCCGAGTTTTGGGAGGTGGCGTAAGTCGTGTAGTAGTTAGCCATGATCGTGTTTTGGTGAAGGAGTTGGGGTTATGGCGGGAGGTTTGAGCCTCCCGCCGTGATGGATTACAGGGCTTCGTCGCAATAGACGCGCACGACGCCGGTATTTTTGGCGCGAGCCGCGCCCATGCGCTTCACACAGCGGAGCTGCGTCGCGTGAGACTTGGTGGGAAGAACGTCAATGTGAACGTTGCGTTGCAGGTCGGCGAACTTCATCGCGCCCTTGCTCCAAGCGAAGCACTTGCGGACGTTGGAGGCCACACTGAGGCGCTGGGATTTGACCCAGTTAAGCCCCATGAAGTAGCTGATTTTGCCGTCCTTCAGCGCCTGCATGTCGGAGTAGTCGCGCGAGGTCAACTCGGTGATGCCGAGCGAGTCGTTCAACTGCTGGGCACCGTAGGCGATGTAGCGTTCACCGTCCGGCACTTCGGCGACATCGAACAGCGCGTTGATCTTGCGCAGCTTGGCGAGCGTCAGACCGGAATCCGCAGCGGAGCCGGAATAGACGTAATCGACTGCGATGGACTGCGCAGAAAGGAACGCATCCGAGGTCGTGCCCTGGTCGCCGATGTAGCGCGTGGCGTCGAAGGCCTCAATGATGAGGTCATCGACCTTGCGGTTTTCGGCCATCGTGGCGGAGCGGATTTCGTCCGACTGCGGGAGGATGATCTTGCCGAGCTGAACGGCATCGTCCTCGTCCCAAGTGCGGATGAACTGGAATTTGCGGCGGAAAATCCAGTATTTGAAGCCGGTGCTGTCGCCGTCCGGGGTCGTGCCCTTGCGTTCGGTAACTTCGGTCATTTCGCCGTCGTCCAGTTCGTTGAACCACTTCGCGCGACCGTCGAAGGTCGCAGAGGTGACAGTGTTTTTCAGCCGGGAATCCGACTGTTGGTAGGAGTGCTCCCAGTTGGTCGCGAACTCGTTTTCGTAAAAGGAGGTGATTTCAGCCATAGCTGTAAAGAGGTGAAGGATTGAATTTGTGCTGGCCGCTCGCTGTCCTGCGCTGCGTCCGGTTCAATGCTCCTGCCTCTCGGTTCCCCGCGTGAAGCGGGCCGGTTCGGCCGGATGCTTCACGATTGCCCTCTTGTCGTGTGAGGGTCGCTTGGACAACGCCACTCAGGAAACCTCGTGAAACGCTGTCAAATGTTATTCGCCACAAAATGAAGACCGGCCAGAGCTTGCGCCCTGACCGGCCTACCATGCCCGCGCATTGTGCGCAGAAATCACTTCGCGCCCGAAAGCGCCTTGATGCGTTGAGCCGCCGCTTCCTGTGCTGCCTGCCCTTGGTGGCCCTGATAGGCGGCAGAGGCACGAATCTCCGCGATTTGCTCCGTAGCGGTCTGGCGTGATCCATCGCCGCCCAAGAGCTTGTCTTCACGCATGAGCTTCGAGGCGCTATGCAGGAGCTTAATCATCTTTGCGTTGCTGCCAAAGTCCGGGTCGTTCACATCGACGCCGAGCAGTCCCGCAGCTTTGACGGCTTGCTCAAGGTTGGCGTTGTAGTCGCCCTTCCATTCGTCTTGAAGCGCCTTCGTTTGAGTCTGGACGTAGGCCTCAACGTCGAGCTTCGATTTGCCCACCTGTTCGCCGGAGAGTTCGAGATGCAGGCCGAGGAGTTCTTTCACGGCAGACGGCGGCAAGTGGTGCTTGTGCGCGACCTGCGCGAGCTTGCCCACCGCTGCGTCGTTCCACTCCACACCGTCCGGCAGCTTGTCAGGCTTGGCGAGGCCGTAATCTTCCGGCTTCTCGGGGGCACCGATGAGCTTCCGCCATTCCGCGATTTGCTCAGGCGTTGAAGTTTCGTTCGGAGCTTGAACGCGCGTCGAGAGCTTCTTTTCCGCGTTCGCGTAGCTGCCTGCGAGTTCGAGGAAGCCGGGGAAACGGGAAAGAC